CCTAAATTAAAAGGTAAACAAAAAGATTTACCTGATGAATTACAAAAAGGAATCATTGGTAAAGTAGATGAAGATCTAGACTTAGGTCATGAAGACAACGAACCACACATGCTAAAAGCTGACCTATACCGTATTGGAAAATACGCTATGGAATTATACCAGATGGTAGACCAGTTTGAAGGTCCAGGTGAAGTTGATTTTCCTCATTGGTGGCAAGCTAAAATTATTAAAGCTAAAGATTGCTTAGTAGGCGCTAAACATTATCTTGACTTTGAAACTAAAGAACCTCAAATTGATGCTATGTTAGACAAAGTAGAAGACGCTGGTATATTTGATAATGTAGGTGTTGAGACTGAGGATGAATTATCTGAAAATAAAAACTTACCTCCTGTTACAAAAGGAAAAGTTCTTGGAGCAGTTAAAGCTAAAAAAATCCAACAATCCTTAATTGATAAAGGATATGAATTAGGTAAAGATTTTACTGTGGTTCAAGATCGTAAAAACCCAAAAATGTATAACATTTCTCCTGTGTCCCAGAGTAATGATCAGGGATTGGGTCTTCTAAAAAAGGCAGAGTTAAGGCACATAAGTGGAAAAATATCTGAAGAAAAAACTTTAGCTGAAAGAATTGCTAAACAATTAAAATCTAAATAATGACTAGAGACGAGTTTAAGGAGAAAATTAAAGTACTTGTAAAACAAGTATACAAACCAGATTTTTTATCTGCTGAAGATACTGTCACTTTAGATGCTCCTAAATTTCCTGTCTTAGAAAAATTTCCTTCATTAAAAAATGTTATTATTGATTTATTAACAGATCAATATGAATTATTTATAGTTGATATTCAATGGGTAGCACCACGCCCTACTACTTTTAGAATAATTTTAGGCAATGGTGAATCATTTTTTATGACTTATACCCCAAGAAGTTGGATAGCTAAAATTGAAGGTAAAAATTATTACTTAGCTAATATTGGAGAAGAAGAACAAGCTACTCAAACTTTAGCTAGAGTATTATCTTATGGTCAACAAGCTGAAGGTGAGGCAGGAGCAGAAGCAGGAGCTGAGGCAGGAGCCGAGACAGGAACTGAAACAGCTACAGATACTACAGCAGAACCAGAAACCCCAGCAGAAGAACCAGCAGAAGAAGAAATCCCAAATCCAGAAGTATAATTAATATGGATGTATTAAATAAATTTTTAAACAAAGTTGCTTACAAGTTTCCTAAAGGATATCCTGACATGAATAATGCTCAGGATGTTTTGTTGTTAGAGACATTATTAGATCAATTAATTTTATTTGAAGTCGAGGATAAGGGTAATATCCCAGACAATATAAACCAAATAAGATCAGTAATAAATAACCACCCAAAATATAAAGATAGAGTTGAAGCCATACAAATGAAAACTAAACAACGTCCTTTTATATATGTAAAGGATGTACCAGCTACTAATAGAGATGTTAGGTTAGAAATAACAAAAGATTTAATTAAAAAAGGTTTATTACCCAATGGTGAAATTAAAAAAGATGATAATGGAGCTTATTATTTAGATGCCGATGGTTATGAAATTTATATAAAAGGAACAGGAAAAGATAAATATGCTACAAATACAGATCAAAAAGAGGGTCTAGTAGTAGTATTTTATAATGCTTTAAAATCTTCACAAGGATGGAATAAAAATAAAGATCCTTTTAATAAAGATAATATGTCATCCCTACTATCAGATTTAATTTCTTTAGGAGATAGTATATATGATGGTCTAGGAGAAACTGCAAAGGGTCAAGTTAAATCCTATTTTGAAAAATTTGATGAAGAATCTCCATCTAGTAAATCAGCACAAAGTGTATTAAATGACAATTTATCATCTGCTTTAAGAATATTTAAAGATTATCCTGAAGGAGAAATAATGAGAGATGAAACTTTTAATAGAATAAAATCCCAACAAGCACAAAAAGCAGGCTTAAAAGCAGATAAAGTAAATCCTGGTGATATCTTTTTAAAAGTTGGTGATATTTCTATACCCTCAACAGATGAAGTTGATGTAACCGGGTTAGAAGAACTTAATAAAATATTTGTTAATAAATGGGGAGATAAACCTGGTTTAGTAGCAATTTCTTTAAAAGGAGAAAAAGCACAAGCTGGCAAAGCAAAATCATTTTTAGATAGATTTAAACCCGAAAAAATAAAAGGACAAGTACCAGACATTTATAATTTATCAGATGAAGAAATAGAATATTCTGATGATCAATTTGATAGTGCTATTAATCAATATAAAGAATCAACATTAGAGAAAATAGGTAATAGCGAATTTATAGATTATAAACCTGGTAAAAACCCAACAAAAACAAGTCAAAAGAAATTTAAATTAGCTGCTTATAAATCTTTAGATTATTTATTTAGACACTTAGAAAAAGAAGGAGCATTAACACCTGCTCAAGGTTTAGTTAAAATGACAGCCTTTGGTATGTCTATTACTGACATTAACCCAACATTTTTTAAACTTATAGGTAAAAGCAATGGCTCAATAGCATCAATCCCAGAAAGAATACCAGCAGGATCAACGGCCCAATTAACCCCAGGAACTAAAATAATTATTGAAGATAAAGATTCATATGGGGGTTTAAAAATATATGTATCAGTTGATATATTAGAAGGTAAGGACGTATATGCTCAGTATGATTTAGAATTAGTGATGAGAAGTAATGGTAATAAACAAAACACTATTGAAATTGAAAAATCAACTAAAAAATAATATTTATAACCATGAACCTTAGAAAAGTCATAACAGAAGCATTAATAACTAAAAAAGTAATTAGTGATTGCAATTGTGGTTGTAAAGCTTCAGAAAAATGTAATAAAGCGCCTATATTAAACGAAAGTGTTGCTCCGCGCGAAATATTGTCTGAAGGATTACAATACCATATAGACAATAATAAGCCACTTACTGAGCATCTTTATCGTGCCGGATCTAAAAATTATTTTAATTTATGGTCTGAAGCAAGAGCATTATATGTTCGTAATGTATTAGACTTTTCAGGTGATGATTTAGAAATTTTAACTGAAACTCACTTAGGTGAATTTGGTATATTTGAAGGTAAAAAAGTTCCATTAGATTTTATTATGGAAGATGAATACCTTGATTTAAATGAAGAAAAAAAGAAAAATCCACCATTAAATAAACCTAAAAGAGGTGGATCTAAAGCATATTATGTTTATGTTAAAGATCCTAAAACCAAAAGAATTAAAAAAGTATCATTTGGTTCAGGTGGATTAAAGGCAAAAATTAATAATCCAAAAGCAAGACAAGCATTTGCAAAGCGTCATAGATGTTCAGAAAAAAATGACAAAACTAAAGCATCTTACTGGTCATGTCGTTTACCAAGATACGCTAAATTGTTAGGATTAAAGTCTAACTTTTCAGGATTTTGGTAATGGATAAATTACAAAACTTAGTTAAAGAGATTCTTTCTGAAAAGAAAGTAAAACGAGATAGATGTCTTCGTATCGCTGACCGTAAATTTAAAAAACCATCAGCATATAAATCAGGCGCTGTAGTTAGATGCCGTAGAGGAGATATTTGGAAAGGTATAAAATGATAAAGTTAACTGACATAATTTTAGAAATTATTAAAGAAGACGAATCATTACATAAATGGTTTAAACGTCAAGGCACCTCTGGTAAAGAAGGTGGTTGGGTAGACTGTAACACCTGTAAAAAAGATAAAAAAACAGGCAGATTAAAATGTAAAGCCTGTGGTAGAAAAAAAGGTGAAAAAAGATCTAAATATCCTTCTTGTCGTCCTACTCCATCTCAATGTAAATCAAAAGGTAAAGGCAAAACATGGGGTAAAACAAAATGATTAAATTAATAAACATATTAAACGAAGTAAAAGAATCCTTTGAAGATTTTGCTACAATACGAGGTAAAGGAGCAGCTAAGATAGCTGAAAATGCTGAAGAAAAAGGTGGTTTAGCTTTATTAACATGGCATCATTTTAAAGTAAAAGCTCCATACTACAAAAAAGCAGCTGAAGGTAAATTCGATAAAGAAGCAGCTAAAAAAGAATTCGATCAAACCTTAAAGAAAATTTCTCTAGGTATGACTCAAACAGAATTTCAACGTGAAGTTGGTCGTTTAGAGGTACTAGGTGAATTATTGATAAGAGAAAAATAATGCTAAACGCAAATATTCCAAGTTTTAAAGCACTAGTTCGTAAATCATATTTTACTAAAAACTTTGAAGATTCAAATGAGTTTTACAATGTATATGTTTTTGGTATTCAGTCTTGTGCAGGAACTATATTAACATTTCATGTAATGACAGATCATGGAATGGTTCGCTCTAGAGTTCCTTTATCCGAAATTTATACAAAAATCCCAACAAACGATATACCCTTTAATTTTAAACAATTATGGGATTGTTTTAGTGAAAATGTTTCTGTTATAGAATATAATTTTTTAGCTTACCATAGAGCACAAGTTGTTTTAAGAGATGGAAGTAAAGTTTGGGGAACATATCTATTTACAGTAGATTGGTTTAATAATCCTTATAGTGATGAACCCACAGACTATAAATGTGGTCATATATTTGAATCAGATGAAGGTTATTTATTATGTATGCCAAATAATAGAATTTTTTGGAAAGATTCAAATTGGGTAACTAAACCACTTCCCGAAAATTTAAAACAATTTAAAGTAGATACTGAATTACCTTCTGTAGAAAACCAATCAGATAGATGGATAACTGAAGATGGAAATTCATTTTATTATGATATGAATGAGACCCTACACTGATTTAGAAGTCACAGATAAATACGTCATTAGAGAATTTGATGATAACATTGACCCAATAGAATTATTGTGGCATCGAGATGATGAAAACAGAACAGTTGAAATAATTGGAGAAACAGATTGGAAGTTACAACTTGATAACCAATTACCGACTTCTATAAATGAACCCATATTTATACCAAGACATGAATGGCATCGTGTTATAAAAGGAACAGGAAAGTTAAAACTAAAAATACATAAAGACTGATTCATAGCCAGTCGCCCGTAAGGGATAAAAAATATGGAGCTGTGGCCCACCTTAAAAAGTGGGCCACTTTTAGTTTGGCTTTAAATGTAAAGAATGATATATTAAAATGTTAAATATGGCAAAGAAAATTGTAATCGTAGGAGCAGGTGTAGCAGGTGTAAATGCTGCTACCAAATTAGTTGACAATGGTTATCCTGGAAAAGACATTACCATTATTGATATGGGTAATGATCCTTATAACAGGAAACCTGAAGAAGTAATGACTGGTTTCTTAGGAGCTGGTGGATGGTCAGATGGTAAATTAACTTATCATACAGCAATTGGAGGACAATTATCTAAGTATGTTGGTGAGAAAAAAGCAATGCAATTAATGGATGAAGTAATTACTAATTTTAAACGTTTCCATCCTAAACCAGAAGAAGTACAATGTTCTAATCCAGAAAAAGAACCAGAGTTTATTAAGCCATATTTTGGTCTTCGTTTGTTTCCTGTATGGCATGTTGGTACAGATTATCTACATGAGATTGGAAAAAATTGGTATGATTATTTAGTATCAAAAGGTATTAATTTTGTTTGGAATGAAAAAGTATTTAAAGTTGACTTTGAATCAAATTTAGTATATTGTACTCATAAAGGTAAACAAGGAGAAAATGCTATTTCTTATGACCAATTGATTTTTGGTGTAGGCAAATCAGGTATTGATTTTGCTCAAGAAATTCAAGATGAGTATCAATTAGAAACAGAACCTAAATCAGTTCAAATTGGTGTTCGATTTGAAGCACCACAAAAACACTTCCAGAAACTAATTGACATCAGTTACGATTTTAAATTGTATCGTAAATTTGAAAATAAAGGAGTATCACTTCGTTCATTCTGTACAAATAATAATGCAGCTTATGTTGCTGTAGAAAAAACTTATGGTGATAACAGTTATAATGGTCATGCTAAAAAAGATGAAAAATATAGAAATAACATGACTAATTTTGGTATCTTGATGGAAATTCAAGGTGTTAAAAATCCATTTGAATGGTCACGTAATGTTGTAAATAAATGCCAAATCAAAGGAAAAGGTTTGTATTACTCTCCTTCACGTACTGTTTCTCAAACATCTGAAGGTAATCAAGTAGAGGCTTTCCAAATTGGTTTAGAAGAATTGAGTGAAATTAAAAAAACATTCCAAGGTTATTTTGATTACATTACTGACTTTATTGATGATATGAAAAAAGTATTCCCAACATTAGGTGATGATTGGGGTATTTATATTCCTGAAGTAAAATATTTGTCACCTGAACCACTTGTTTATGATAGTGATTTAGCTCTTATTGATTATCCAAATGTTCACTTTGTAGGAGATGCTTTATCAGCTCGCGGTATTACAGTTTCAGGAGCTCAAGGTATTTTGTCAGTTTCTAAAATTCTAAAACCAATAGAAGACGAATGGGACAACCATATTGGTGACGTTATTCAATGGCGCTAGTTTGGAAATCCATAAAAAAGATGTTATATTAATGATTATGAATGACAAGTATAAACAATCGAAGAGACTTAGAAAAGCAGACGGAACTATTGCTTATGTGTTTGACGGAAAACTTCATAACTGGGAAGGACCAGCTTTAATTCCTGAAGGTAATGAGCGTAAACGTGAATATTATCTTCATGGCATTCAATACACTGAAGAAGGTTGGAAAGAAGCTCGTCGTAATCGTGAAGGTTTGCCTTGGTACAAGACAGCAATGGGTCAAGCAGGACAAAATAGAAACTAATCATGAAGATAGGTTTATGTGGAACAATGAGTGTAGGTAAAACTACATTAGTAAATGCTTTAAAGGAATTACCTGAATTTAAAGACTATAATTTCGCTACTGAGCGTTCTAAATATTTACGTGATTTAGGTATTCCATTAAATACTGATTCAACATTAAAAGGTCAATTTATATTTTTAGCTGAACGTTGTACAGAACTATTACAAGAAAATATTATTACAGATAGAACTGTAATTGATGTTATGGCGTTTACTAAAGCAGCTAAGTCAATTGATTATTATGATGCTGAAGCGTTTTGTGATGCTGCTTATAAATTAGTAGGTGATTATGATTATGTTTTTTATGTTTCTCCTGAAGGTGTAGAAATGGAAGATAATGGCGTTCGTGAAACTGATTTAGAATATAGAGACTTAATTGATCGTATTATTCAGTTAATTCTATATAGAAGTAATCATAAAATTAAAAAACTAGTTGAACTATCAGGAACAACTGAAGAACGTATTGCTAAAATAAAAGAAACAATTTTTGGATAATATTTATAATCATGAAAACCTCTGATTTAAAAGCAGAAATTAAAGAATATATTGTAGAAATTTTATCTGAAGATGAAGATAAAGATAAAGTAGTAGCTAAAGGTGAAGGAATTGAACTTACTCAAGCTCAAATGGATAAACTTCATGCTGGCCAAATAATAAAATTACCTAATGGTAGTACTTTAGCTTTTATTAAAGAAGAAGATGAAGATAGAGAACCAACTAAAGCTGAACTTGAAAAAGAAAAAGTAAAAGGTGCTCCTTCTAAATTTAAAGTGCCAACTGATCAATTTGAAGATTTTAAATCAAAATTGAAAACTTTAGTTAAGAAGATTAAAGATATGGAAAAAGGAGAAGCCAAAGATAAAAAAATGGCTGCTCTAAAACAATTTATTAAAAAACCTGAATTAGTTAAAGCGTTTAAAGAAAGAGACGTTAAAATTGATACAGGTGGGTTAGTAGGATAATATGAAAAAATACATTATTCAAGGGGTTATAGTTTGGGGAGCTATAGGGTTGCTATGGCTTCTTTTCACCTATACTGGTTTGAAAAAATCAAGTAAAGAAAAAGAATATCAAGCAAAAATTGATTCCCTCCAGATTGAAATAGGCTTGAATAAAGCAAAAATTGACTCTTTATCATCAGCAAAATTAGTCTTAGATTCTTTGGTAGCTGTAGATAAAGCTAAGTTAAATGAAGTTTCTAAAAAAGCAGAAACTTATAGAAAAAAATATAATGAAGAACATAATCGTATTTCTGATATGTCTGATGACAATATCATCAGCGAGTTCACAGCAGCGTTCCAGTGATTCAACTGTAATAGTTCCTATTAAAGCTTTAAGGAACGCTATGATAATGAAAGTCTCCTATGATAATTGTAGGAATGAACTTGAAGTGTCTAGAGATTCTATTCGTATTCAAGATAGCATTATTAATAACCAAGATGAAACTATTGTAAATTTAGTACATCAGACTGAAGTTTGTAAAGCTAACGAAAGAAATTATGAAGAAGTTGTAGAAAATAAAGATAAAATAATCGAAATTAAAGAGGAAGAAATAATAAAGTTAAAAGCCACAGTAAGAGGAGCTTGTGCTGCTATTGTATTAACTACTATTAGCTTCGTCTTAGTCCTATTATGAGTCAACCCGATTTAAAGAAAATAATAAGAGAAGAATATATTAAATGTGTGCAAGACCCAGCACACTTTATGAAAAAATACTGTAATATCCAACATCCTCAAAGAGGTAGAGTAGTATTTAATTTATATCCTTTTCAAGATAAAGTTTTAAATCTTTGGAAAGACCATCCTTATTCAATTGTTTTGAAATCAAGACAGTTAGGTATTTCAACATTAGCCGCAGGTTACTCTTTATGGATGATGTTATTCCATAAGGATAAAAACGTACTCTGTATTGCGACAAAACAGGAAACTGCTCGTAACATGGTTACAAAGGTTAAGTTTATGTATGATAACTTACCTTCTTGGCTTAAAATTAATGCGGATGAAAATAACAAATTATCGTTACGATTAAGTAATGGTTCACAAATTAAAGCCACTTCAGCAAGCAGTGATGCGGGTCGATCAGAAGCCGTTTCTTTGCTGATAGTGGATGAGGCAGCTTTTATTGAACAAATTGGAGAAATATGGGCATCAGCACAACAAACACTAGCAACGGGTGGTGGAGCAATAGTACTTTCAACACCGTATGGAACTGGAAATTGGTTCCATCAGACATGGAGCAAAGCAGAGTCAGGAGAAAACGACTTTTTACCAATCAAACTACCTTGGCACGTCCATCCAGAAAGAAATGAAGACTGGAGAAAACGTCAAGATGAATTACTAGGTGATCCTAGATTAGCAGCTCAAGAATGTGACTGTGACTTTAGTACTTCTGGTGATGTAGTATTTTATCCTGAATGGATAGAATTTTTAAATCAGACCACTATTAAAGAACCTTTAGAAAGAAGAGGTGCTGACCAAAACTTATGGATTTGGGAACCAGCTGATTATTCTAGAGAATACATGGTAGTGGCAGACGTAGCTAGAGGTGATGGTAAAGACTCTTCTGCTTGTCATATAATTGATATAGCAACTAATACACAAGTAGCTGAATATAAAGGTCAATTACCACCTAAAGAATATGGTTACTTTTTAACAGGTTTAGCTACTGAATATAATAATGCTATGCTTGTTGTTGAAAACGCCTCAATTGGTTGGGCTACAATAGACGCTATTATTGAAAGAGGATATAGAAATCTATACCACTCACCTAAATCAGATCAATTAACAGCTGAATCCTATTTAAGAGTATTTGAAGGCACTTCAGATATGACTCCTGGATTTACAATGTCTTTAAGAACAAGACCATTAGTTGTAAACAAATTTAGAGAATATGTTGGTGACAAAAGTGTAACTATTCGCTCAAAACGATTAGTAGAAGAAATGAAAGTATTCATTTGGAAAAATGGTCGACCAGAAGCTCAAACAGGATACAACGATGACTTGGTTATGTCATTTGGGATCGGTATGTTCCTACGAGACACGTCACTTAAGTTTCAACAACATTCTCAAGATATGACTAGAGCAGCTTTAGGTAATTTTTCAAAAGGAACCACTCCATTTAAAGGAGCATATGGGTCTAACAATATTCCTAATCCTTACTCTATACAAACTAGAGATGGAGAGGAAAACATTAGCTGGCTTTTGTAATATTTATAATATATTTTTATGGCAGATACTACTTTATTTAAACGTTTACAAAGATTATTTTCAACTGATGTAATTATTAGAAATCAGGGTGGAAATGAACTTAAAGTTTTAGACGTTGATAGCATCCAAAGATCAGGTGATATAGCTACTAACTCTTTGTTGGATAGATATAATAGAATTTATTCACCTAACTCAACTTCACTTTTTGGTCAACAGTTAAATATTAACTATCAATACCTAAGAACATTTATATACTCAGACTATGATGTAATGGATAATGACGCTATTGTAGCTTCTGCCTTGGATATTATAGCTGAAGAAAGTACTTTGAAAAATGAGATGGGAGAAGTGCTTCAAATTAGATCAAGTGATGAAGATATTCAACAAATACTTTATAACTTGTTTTACGATGTATTAAACATTGAATTTAATTTATGGTCTTGGATTCGTCAAATGTGTAAGTATGGTGACTTTTTCTTAAAACTAGAAATTGCTGAAAAATTTGGTGTATTTAATGTAATACCTTATCAGGCTTATAATATTGAGAGACAAGAAAACTATGACCCAGAACATCCAAACTCAGTAAGATTTGTTTACTCACCAGAAGGATTTTATGGAGGTAGTTCAGGATATTATGGTGTACCTCAAGTACAAGCTAAAATAAAAGAAGATAATACAATTGTTTTTGAAAATTATGAAATGGCTCATTTCCGTTTAATGACGGATGTTAACTATCTTCCATATGGTAGAGCTTATATTGAACCTGCTCGTAGAATATTTAAACAATATTCATTAATGGAAGATGCTATGTTAATTCATAGAATCTCTCGCTCACCTGATAGACGTGTTTTCTATATTAATGTTGGTTCTATTCCACCAAATGAAGTAGAAAACTTTATGCAGAAAACTATTTCTACTATGAAACGTACTCCATTAGTAGATAATCAAACAGGTGAATATAACTTAAAATATAACATGCAAAACCTAATGGAAGACTTTTATATTCCAGTTAGGGGTAATGACCAAACAACAAAAATTGAAACTTCACCTGGTTTAAATTATGACGGTATAGCAGACGTTACTTACCTAAGAGACAAATTATTTGCCGCTCTTAAAGTACCTAAAGCTTATATGGGTTATGAAAAAGATTTAACCGGTAAAGCGACATTAGCTGCTGAAGATATTAGATTTGCTCGCACAATCGACCGTATTCAAAGAATTGTATTATCAGAGTTATATAAAATTGCTTTAATTCATTTATACACACAAGGGTATACATCTGATAATTTAACTAATTTTGAATTATCATTAACTACTCCATCTATTATCTATGATCAAGAACGTATTGCTTTGATGAAAGAAAAAATGGATTTAGCTTCTACAATGGCTGAAAGTAAATTAATCTCAACAGATTGGATTTATGAAAACATCTTCCACTTTAGCCAAGACCAGTATGAGGAAATGAGAGATTTAATTGTACAAGATCAAAAGCGTAAATTCCGTTTATCACAAGTTGAAGCTGAAGGTAATGATCCTTTAGAATCAGGTAAATCATATGGTACACCACACGATTTAGCTTCTTTATATGGTCGTGGTAGATATGAAGCTACAGAATTACCGGATGGGTATGATGAAAAAGTACCTTTAGGAAGACCTAAAGAAAAAATAACTAATAGAAATACACAAGAATCACCATTTGGTAAAGATAGATTAGGCAATCAATCATTCCTTAATCCAGATAATGAGAATGAACAGGGTTCTATTCAACCAAATTATAAAGGTGGTTCACCATTAGCTTTAGAACTTATAGCTAAAAATAAAACTTTATTAGAAAGTTTAGATAAAAAAACAGTATTCAATAAAACTAATAAAAAGAAAGATTTATTAGATGAATCTAATTTAAAGAAGTAAAAATCCTTATATATTTATAACAAAACCTCAAGAATGAATATTAAACATTCTAAGTATAAGAATACCGGCCTTTTATTTGAGCTTTTAGTAAGACAGATTACCGCTGATACTTTATCTGGTAAAGATTCTAAGGCAACCGGTATTTTAAAAAAGTACTTTGTAAAAACCGAATTAGGAAGAGAGTATAAATTATATGAAACTCTTTCCAAGCATAAAAATATTACTGAAGGTAAAGCGGAGATTATTATTAATACAATAGTTGAGTCTTCTAAAGATCTTAATAGAGGAACTTTAAAAAGACAAAAATATAATCTTATCAGTGAAATCCAAAAACACTATAATTTAGAAGAATTTTTTAAAACTAAATTACCTAACTATAAAGTATTTGCTTCTTTATATACTTTATTAGAGGTTTATAATAGTGAAAATTTATCTAATCCAGACCAAATTATTGACAATAAAATGTCTCTTTTAGAACATTTAACTTCTAAAAATATTAAAAAACAAAAAGTAGAAGACGAATTGTTAGAAGAATTTAAGTCTTATGATAAAGATTTACGTATTCTAACTTACAAAGTAATGTTAGAAAAATTCAATGGTAAGTATGAGTCATTAAATGACAATCAGAAGATTGTTTTAAAAGAATTTATTAATTCAGTTGACTCAACTCCAAAATTAAGAGAATTTTATAACAGTAAAGTTGGAGAAATTAAAGAAGAAATAAATAAATTATCTAAAAAAGTTACTGATAAAGCTGTTCAGATTAAATTAAATGAGGTAACTAACTTACTTTCTCCATTAAGTAAAACAGCCAATGTTGGTAACGATAACTTAGTTAATTTATTACAATATTTTGAATTGTTAGAAGAATTAACTAAAGTTCATGGCTAATTACAAGTATAAATTAAAAGAGGCTGACGGAGTACTTAAACCTAAAGACGTTGATCCTGAGTTAATATCTAGGATTGAAAGACGTTATGGTAAAGTTGACTTCAAAAATGACTTTTTTAATGATACTTTAAGTACTTACTTTAAAGCAGTTAATGTTAATAATGAAACTGGTAATATAGACCATAAAATAATTAAATTAGCTAACTTTGGAGACGCTTTAAGAGAAATGTCTGAAGCAGTTAAAGCTTTAACAGACTTATCTAAAACAGCAGATGGTAAAGCTGATCCTAAATTATCAGTGTTAGCCCAAGATGCCCGTGATGTGTTTAATAAATTTAGAACACATATTAGAAAGGAATACCCTGAACAATATGTTACTATTAAAAATTTATTAGATGAAATGAGTATGACAGGAGGAGGAGCAGGAGGTGCTCACTTTACTTCTGGTACTGAAGGAGCTAATTATGCTACCAAATATGCTTTTGGTAAAAAGAAAAAGAAAATAGAAGAAGGTCCTGGAGCAACATTTGGCCCTGGTCCATCTGCTGGTCCTGAAGGTGTTACTAATAACACTTATGTTAAAAACTTTAAGTATAAATTAGTTGATAAAAAAGCTTTAAACAAAGCCGCTAAAGGTATTGAAGTAAAACAACTTTGGGAAGATACAGATGTTGAAACCTATTTAAAAGACGCTAACATAAATAAAGACTCTAATAAAAAATTTATTGGTGGTCGAGTATTAGCATTTGATACAATTGAAAAACAATTAAATGAATTAATTCCATTATTACAACAAGCAAAACATAAAACTTTGGATTACTATAAACAAAATCCAGACTCATTTAATGTTGTATATGGAACTGATTTAGCACAAGATTATTTAAAGGATATAATAGAATTATTTAAAGACTAATGGCAACTCTAAATGTATCAGTAACCCAAAGTAATTTATTATTAACATCAGCTGTTAGTGCTGGTACTACTTTAGACTTTGTTATTGATAATCCTTTATCTTCTACAAGTTACTTTACTTTAGAAACAGTGCCAAACAACCAAGGTTTATATGAGCCCCATATTTCTAAAAGTACTTCTGGATCCTTTACTTTAGACACAGGACAATTTGGGTTAATACAAAGTGATTATATAGCCTCTGTAGTAGTTCCACCTGGTAGTACTACTTTAACTTTTGTTCCTGAAGATGACATACCTGCAAACACATTAAACTTAAGAGGAGTAGGAGCAGTTCCCGCTGGCTCGATATCTATTTAAAAATTCATAATATTTATATTATATGGCAACGCTACAACAACAATATAACTTAATTAAAGAAGGCAAAGGAGATAAAAACTTTTTCCTTAAACAAGCCATGAACCAATTCCCAGAATTTATAACTGTACATAATACATTTGACCAAACAGTTAATATTTTAAAAGGTAAAAGTATTCTTTCTGAAGGAACAGATGATATGACTACTGGTAAAAAAGATTGGTTTAAAATCTTTGAAGCTGAAGTTAAAGCCCACAATAAAGAAACTGAAAAAGAATTAGTTGACTTAGAAACTAAAAACTTTGACTATAAAGATAAAAAGAATATTGATAATGTTTATGGTCAATCTTTCTTAATTGGTTATTTAGCTGAAATGGGTGATCCTAAAAACGCTAAAAAAACAGTAGATGAATTAAAAGCTATTGTAGCTAAAAATATGGCTAAAGATGTTAACTACTATGCTAAAAATGGTATGTTTGGTGTTAAAGGAATTGGCTTAGAAACTTCAACCGAACCTAAAGCACCTAAGGGTAAACATAAATCATCTGGTTATGGTGATTTAAAAGAATCAAAATATTCTTTGGTTAAAATGTTATCTGAAGACATTATGGAAGAAGGTGCTTTAGATGATCAGATAGCAGCTGCCGAAAACACAGTAGCTCAAAAGAAAAAAGAACTAGCTGACGCTGAAAAAAAAGTAGCTGATTTAAAAGCACAAGAAGCATCAGCTGAAGCCGCCGGATAATATGAAACAAGTATTAATTGAAACCATTCCTTTTTCAGTATCTCCTCAACAACTTCATGAGGGAGTAAAAGCCCCATCTGGTAATCCTTTAGTTGAAGGTATTTTAGCTACTGCTGAAGTAAAAAATGGTAATGGTAGATATTATCCTAAAGACATATGGGAAAGAGAAATTGACAAATACCAAGAACTTATTAAAGAAAATAGAGCAACAGGTGAATTGGACCATCCTGAATCATCTATTATTTCTCTTAAAAATGTTTCTCATATCATTAGAGATTGTTGGTGGGATGGAGATAAAGTAATAGGTAAAATAGAAATATTGCCTACCACCTCTGGAAATATTTTAAAAGCACTTATTGATAATAATGTAACAGTAGGTGTATCATCTCGTGGAATGGGTTCATTAAAAGAAATTAGTGAAGGCACATTAGAAGTACAAGATGATTTTGAATTACTATGTTGGGACTTTGTATCAACACCTTCAAATCCAGGTTCATATATGCATCTAGTTAAAGAAGGTAAAGAAGTTAATACATACCAATATGGTAAAGTTAACGGATTGTTATCCGAAATTCTTTGCGCAAACGGCTCTTGTCCTGTTTTTTAAGCCCTTTGCAATTTTAAAAAATCTTTATATACGTATACCCGACAATATGCCATTTTCTATATGGCATCGAGATTTTTAATATCTATTACGCTTCGACATTAGTCAATAATAAGCGTACTTCCAACACAATTTAATTGAGGAAAAAACTAAAAAAAAGTATGGCAAACAGAGACTTACTCAAAGAAGCCATTGCCGATGCCAAAGCTGTTAAGGAAACAGCCATCGCCAATGCAAAGGCTGCTCTTGAAGAAGCTTTTAGTCCTATGCTCCGTGAAAAGTTAGCTGCAAAGATAGCTGAAATGGACAAAATGGATGAAGCTGAAGAAGAAGTAACCGAAATGAAAGAAAAGGAAATCGAGGAAACTTACGACATGGATGAAGCGTATGACATGGATGAAGCCAAAGAAGAAATGAAAGAAGGCGAAGACATGGAAGAAGCAGAAGACATGAACGAGATGGACCTTGATGAACTTTTAAGAGAACTTGAAGACATGGATGAAAATGAAGAAATGTCTGAAGGTGAAGAAGAAGATTTAATGGAAGCTGAAGACGAAGAAGAAGGCGAAGAAACTGAAGAAACTGAAGAAGAAATCGACCTTGAAAACATGTCTGAAGACGACCTTAAAAAATTCATTGAAGATGTAATCGCTGACATGGTTGAAGCTGGCGAATTAGAAGCTGGTGAAGGTATGGAAAGCGAAGAAGAAGGTGAAGAAGAAGGTGAAGAAGAAAAAGAAGAAGTTGCAGAAGCTAAAAAATCAAAAATGAAAAAAAGTAAAGAACCAGTAAATGAAGTAGTAATGAGTACTGCTCTTATGATAGCCGGAGGAATTATCTCAGGCCTTGTAGGTGCCGGTGTGATAACTACTAGTGTAAGCAAAAAGATGGATATCAAGAAAAAGACAGCAGAACTTATTGCGAACGGTATGCCTCCAGAAGAAGCAGCTAAAGAAGCTATTAAATTCGTTAAAGCTGACTACGACAGACCAGCTTATGGTACTCGTACTGGTAAAGGAGGATTTAACCCTGGAACTAATCTTGAAGAAGATGAAAAAGAGTTAAATGAAGCTTACAACACTATTAAAACCATTAAAAAAGAATTAGCTGAAGTTAACTTATTCAACGCAAAACTTCTTTACACTAACAAAATCTTCAAATCTAAAAATTTGACTGAAAGTCAAAAGGTTAAAGTATTAGCTGCTTTTGATAAAGCTGCTAATGTTGAGGAAGCTAAATTAGTATTTGAAACTTTATCTGAAGGATTCACTACTAAGAGAGCTTCTATGAATGAGTCATTAATCCGTGGTGGTGCCTCTAAAGCTGCTGGTGTAGCTACTAAGAAGCCAATTATGGAAGCTAATGACCAGGTTGCTAGATGGCAAAAATTAGCCGGTATTAAATAAAAAACAAAAAATAAAAAACAAAAACAATGTCACAAGTACAACAATTATTAGAGAGCGCTGCAGGTTCTTGGAAGAATTTGCAAAGCGACGCAGCCAAATTGGCTGGTAAGTGGACTAAGACTGGTTTGTTGGAAGGTTTAGGCGAGATTGAGAAAAATAATATGTCAGTCTTGTTGGAAAACCAAGCCAAGCAATTAGTAACTGAAACACAAAACATCATTGCTACTAACTCATCTTTCACTTCTGGTACTCAGGGTGAGAACTGGGCGGGTATTGCTTTACCATTAGTACGTAAGGTATTCGGAACTATCGTAGCTAAAGAATTTGTTAGTGTTCAACCAATGAACATGCCTTCAGGTCTTGTGTTCTTCTTGGATTTCCAATATGGAGATACTAAGAACCCATTCACTGCTGGTAATTCTTTATATGGTGATAGAAACGCTTCTGGTGAGTTCCCATTCCAAACTACTGACACTGCTGGTGGTTTGTATGGTGCTGGTAGATTTACTTATTCTACTAACCAAACTTCATCTGTTGTAAGTACTGCTGTAACTTCAGCTTCTTTCCAAGATGTTAATTTCGACACTGACTTCTCAGCTTCTGTAGCTAGAGGTGAGATTAAGAAATTTGTAGTATCTACAGCTAGAACTGCTTTAGCTAACTTCGATTCAGATGCTGTTAGAGGATTTGTATTAGAGTCTTCTTCTATTACTCCAGCTAAAAACTTAGCTCAGTTTACTTCTTACGACTACACTAACAACACTATTAGCTTCTTCGCTACTGCTTCTACCGCTGAAACTAACGCTACTGCTGTTTCTGCTAACACTACTATCTACTGGCAAAAAGCTACTACTGATCAGTTTAGAGGTGATTTCGAAGATTCAAGCTCATACGCTGTTCCAAACGCTGCTTCTGCAACTACTATCTCTATCCCACAGATTAACGTTAAGATGCAGTCACAAGCCATCACTGCTAAAACTAAGAAGTTGAAGGCTGTATGGACTCCTGAGTTTGCTCAAGACTTAGCTGCTTACCAGAACATCGATGCTGAAGCTGAATTGACTAACATCATGAGTGAGTACATTTCAATGGAAATTGATTTGGAAATCTTAGATATGTTGATCGAAGATGCTGCTGCTGGAACTGAGTACTGGTCAGCTGTAAACAACACTGTAATTTCTGGATCTGCTCCAACTACTTTATCTTCAGGTTTCTACAATACTCAAGGTCAGTGGTTTGCTACTTTAGGAACTAAGTTACAGAAATTGTCTAACAAAATTCACCAGTTGACTTTGAGAGGCGGAGCTAACTTCTTAGTTACTTCTCCAACTGTAGCTACTATTTTGGAATCAATCCCAGGATTTGCTGCTAACTCAAACGGTGATGCCGCTCAAATGGAATACGCTTTCGGTGTACAAAAAGTTGGTGCCTTGAATAACAGATACACTGTTTACAAGAACCCATACATGACTGAAAACTTGATTTTGATGGGCTACAAAGGTTCACAATTCTTGGAAACTGGTGCTGTATTTGCTCCATATATTCCATTGATCATGACTCCATTGGTGTACGATCCTGATACCTTCACTCCACGTAAAGGTTTATTGACTCGTTACGCTAAGAAGATGTTACGTCCTGAATTCTACGCTAAGGTGTATGTTCACGGATTAAACACTATCTAATAATTAGATTAGAGTCTATAAAGAAAGGCCTAGGTTTTCCTAGGCCTTCTTTGTTTCTAGGTACTTATTACATATTTATAGTAAATACAAGTTATAAGTAATAGTCCTATGAAAGAAACTCCAAGCCAGTTACCTCTGCAAAGTTATGTAATGAATTTTCCGTTTTCGCTTTCAACAGCGGATCCTAATAACATCTGGATGCAAGAGCTAACAGATGAAGAATTAACAATTAATAGACCTAAAGCGTACAAGCAGTTTATGGATTTGTATAACTTTATGGCTGGTCAATCACTTGTTCATTTATTACCTGCTGAAGGAAATTATCAAGACCAAGTATATGTAGCTAATTTAGGACTACAATTACCTCATATTAAGGATGAAAATCATATTTTATTATCTAACTTTACTTCAGACCCTCGTAAGGGAGAAGAGCTTGTTGGTGAAAAATTCTTTAACCAAATGGGTTACAAAACTCATATCTCTCCTTTTAAATGGGAAGGTGAAGCTGATATCAAGTATTTATATGACAATGTATATATTGGGGGTTATGGTATTCGTTCCAATATTAAGACTTATGAGTGGATGGAAAAAAACTTTGATATGGAAATCATCAAAGTTGCAATGACTGATGAATATTTATATCATTTGGATTGTTCAATCTTTCCATTAAATCAAGACAAAACTTTAATTTGTACTGAACTGTTCGACCCTCAAGAGGTAGCGCAAATAGAACAGTATACTGAAATTATAGACGTAAATGTTGATGATGCCTTGGGCGGAATGACAAACTCTGTACGCTTAGGAAACATGATTTTATGCGCGTCAAACATTGCTGAAATGAAAAAGTCTCATGAATATTATGAGGCTGAAAAACATAAAATTGAATCATTAGAAAAAATTTGTTCTGATGAAGGTATGGAACCAGTAATTTTCAACCTCTCAGAATATATGAAATCAGGTGCTATGTTATCATGTATGGTAATGCATTTGAATAGAGTTGACCATAATAAAACGTTATTATAATGGCACAAACATTAGAAGATTGGTTAAACGGTGAGGTTAAAGAACTCTCTAAACTGCCTGTAGGTGAGCTAAGTAACACATTTTTCTTTAGAGATCCTATCCGTCCAAATTACATTGACCATGAACATTTCTATAGTCCAGCTGATGGAACCATCTTGTACCAAAAAGTTGTCCAACCAGATGAAACAGTTGTAGAAATTAAAGGTATGAATTATACCTTAAAAGACGTAATGGGAGATGATGAATATGATAAACCGTCCTTAGTGATTGGTATTTTTATGTCATTCTATGATGTTCATATTAATAGAATTCCTTATGGAGGAATATTAACTTATGAACATTTAGAGCCTATTGAGTCTACAAACTTACCCATGTTGGCGGTTGAGAAGGACATTTTAAATCAGGTAGTTAACCCGAACAACATGGAGTATTTAAAGTACAATGAACGTATGTTTAACCAAATATATGTTCCTTCTTTAAACTACACATATTATTTAATACAAATAGCCGATGAAGACGTAAACGTAATTGCTCCATTTAAGAAGCAATTAGATCTTTGTGCTCAGAATGAAAGATTTAGTCTAATTAGATGGGGCTCTCAAGTAGATCTAGTATTACCACTAGATGGGAGGTTTGAATTCGAGACGGTGTTAGACAATGCTATGCATGTTAACGCTGGACTTGATAAATTAGTAAAAATCAATGTAAAAAATAATGACATCAAAACTACACACCGATGAGGTGCATAGACAACAACGAGTGATAAAAAATCCTATTAAATTTAAAATTCAACTTAACGAAGAGCAAAAATTAGCTAAAGAAGAAATATTGAATAATACCTTAACCTTATTAGCAGGTTCAGCTGGTTCAGGTAAAACATTATTAGCAGTTCAAGTAGCTTTAGATGGTCTTATAAGAAGACATTACGAAAAAATTATTATAACTAGACCAACAGTGTCTAAAGAAGAAATAGGATTTCTACCAGGAGACTTAAGAGAAAAAATGGATCCTTGGATACAACCTATCTACCAAAACATGTATGCTCTTTATGATAAAGAAAAAGTAGAAAAACTTATTGAAGACGGAAAAATTGAAATTGTACCTTTAGCCTTTATGAGAGGTAGAACATTTTTAGATTCTTGCATTATTGTAGATGAAGCCCAAAATGTTACCCATGAACAAATGGAGATGATTGCTACTCGTATTGGTTTACGAAGCAAAATGATTGTTTGTGGAGATGACCACCAGGTAGACTTAAAAGCAAAACGTGATTCTGGTTTTAGATTCTTATACACAGCAGCTCGTAAAGTTAAAAATATGGCTGCTATCACTTTAAAACAAAATCATAGAGACCCAATTGTACAAGATTTAATAAATATTTATGAAGAGGCAGCAGAACGAGGTCTTAATTTAGGAACCTCAGGAACTAACGGAACTTCAAAAAGATAATATTTATAAATAATAATATAAGGGCTTCAAATTGGAGCCCTTTTTTTTTAATATTTATAACCAAAACATCTATGGCAAACATCCCTATTTGGCCCGGCTCATCTTCATTTGCTCCAGGAGATACTCCTTTTGGTTTTTATGATAATGATACTGACTTTCAAACAGACGCTGATAAAGTAGCAAAATTTTGTGGTTTGCGTTTAGGTTACCCTATTGAAAACGTAGAACTACAAGATATTAATTTTTACACAGCTTTTGAACAAGCTGTTACTGTATATGGTAATGAACTATATGCTTTTAATGTTAGAGATAATTATTTATCTTTAGAAGGGTCAACAACTAGTTCTAACTTAAATACTTCTCTTATTACACCTAATTTAGAGGGTGTTATACGCATGTCCCAACAATATGCCGCGGAAGCGGGTACTGGAGGAAATTACAATTGGTATAGTGGCTCAATTACATTAACAGGAAGTGTTCAAGATTACGATTTAGGTGCTTGGGCTACTGATAATAACATTTCAGGTGGCTTAGAAATTAAAAAAATATGGTATGAAGATGTACCTGCTATTTCTGAATTATATAGCCCTTGGGCTGGTATATTACCGGGTGCTGCTAGTGCTGTAGGTTTAGTAGGTATTGCTGGGTATGGTCCTTCAACTAACTTCTTATTAATGCCTTTAAGTTATGATTTGCAAAATATTCAAGCAATTGAAATGTCAAATCAAGTTAGAATATCTAACTATACATTCCAGTTAATTAATAATAAATTAAGAATATTCCCTATACCAGGTACAGGAGATGAAGGAACTAATTTATGGTTCCAATATTCCATCATAGATGAAAAATATGATGCTTCTATAACTTCTGCTCCAACAAAAGTTAATAATGTTTCTAATGCTCCTTATGGAAATCCAACTTACTCAAGTATTAATTCTGTAGGTAGAAGTTGGGTTTTTGAATATACATTAGCTTTAGCTAAAGAAATGTTAGGATATGTTAGAGGTAAATACAGTACTATTCCAGTTCCTGGAGCTGAAGTGACATTAAACCAAGGTGATTTAATATCAGCAGCAACTTCTGAAAAAGAAGCTTTAATCACTAGATTAAGAGAATATTTTGATCAAACTTCTCGTCAAGCATTACTTGAAAGAAGGGCAGCAGAATCAGCAGCTCGTGTGAATGAAATTAATCAGGTTCCAATGACAATTTTTATAGGATAATATGGCACTATTTGGACAAGAAAGAGATATTTCAATGTTTAGACATATTAACCGTGAGTTAATACAGAACATTATTTCTCAACAAGTAGTACTTTATAAATGTGATATAACAGAAACAATTGTTAATATGTATGGTGAAGCCTCTCAAGGTAGAGTATTTCAACAACCTTTACTTTTATTTGCTCTAATTGAAAGACAAGATCAAACATCTCCAATTATAGATGAAAATATAGGATTTAGTCAACCTATAACTTTTAAATTTTTAAGAGATGACTTAGTTGACGCTAATGTTGTACCTGAAGTAGGTGATTTTATAATGTATCAAGAAGGATATTGGGAAATAGATAACACAAATGCTAACCAATATGTTGTAGGTAAAAACCCAGACTATCCTTATTTAGATTCAAATGGTAATAATCCTTATGAAACTGATTTAGCTGAATTTGGTTACAATGTTTCATTAATATGCACCGCCCACTATGTTCCTGCGGACAGAGTAGGTATAACTAAACAAAGATTATAATGGCTAAAAACGGAAGAAAACCAATACCTAAAACTCAAAAAGAGATTAGTGTTTCTTTACAAAATGCTTATGATAAAGAACAAGGAAATCCTAACCTTTCAGCTAATGAAAATAATAGAGCTCTTCAAACTTCTTTTAAAAAGGATACTACTAAACCCTTTAGTATAGGTATTCAAGATATAGATGAGGCAGTTTTTTATTATTTAAATAATGTTATTAAACCTTTTACTATTCAAAATGGACAAAGAATACCTGTTCCTGTTTTATATGGGGATGCTGAAAAATGGAAATCATATCAGAAAGATGGTTATTTAAGAGACTTAAAAGGTGCTTTAATGGCTCCTTTGATTGTTTTTAAAAGAAATAATATTGAAAAAGTTAGAAGTTTAGCTAATAAATTAGATGCTAATAGCCCTAATAATTATGGAACTTTTACAAAAAGTTATAATGCTCAAAATGCTTATGATAATTTTACAGTATTAAACAATAGAACTCCTAGTAAAACTTATTATAATGTTGTAGTACCTGATTATGTTAATTTAACATATTCTTTTGTGATATTTACATATTATGTAGAACAACTAAATAAAATAGTTGAAGCTATGGAATATGCTTCAGACTCCTATTGGGGAGATCCTGAAAGATATAAATTTAAAGCTACTATTTCTTCATTTGGTTTCCAAACAGAATTAGCAGAAAACGCAGAAAGAGTAGTACGTAGTACTTTTGATTTAAAAATTTACGGATATATCATACCAGATGTTATACAAAAAGACATGAACGCTATAAAGAAATCATACGAAGCTTCTAAAATTATATTTTCAGTTGAAGCGATAAATAATGAAGGAGTATTCCTTGGAACAGAACAAGACGGGCGTTTTATTACACCTACAGCAGCTGAAAAAGAAACTCAAAATAAATCTACATCCATCGGGTAACGTTAATATTTATTATAAATAAATGGCTAAAGTTAGATATCTTGATCAAGTACCCGTTGGAGTATACCAGTCAAGTACCGCGGGGCAAGGTACAGGTACTGTTGATATATATTATACAGGTTCTTTGCTTAAGGCAAGTGCTCCTTTTATTAACTTTACAGGTTCAGTTGAAGCTTTTACACAAGTAATAACTGGTACAGAAGGTGTTACTGTATATGTTACAGGTAGTTCTGGCGCTGGATTCCCATTTGAAGGCTCAGCAGTAATTACAGGATCATTAGTAATCTCAGGTTCAGCCCAACCTATTATAATTCAAACATTACCATATGAAGCTAGTCCTTCATATGTTGTAACATATATTCCGGCTTCAGGAGTATTAGAATATTCTGATATGCCATCAGATGGAAGTTCAGGTTCATCTGGTACTAGTGGCTCATCAGGAACTAGTGGTTCTAGCGGCTCTTCTGGAACATCTGGCTCATCAGGAACTAGTGGCTCATCAGGCTCATCAGGCACTTCTGGATCATCAGGTAGTTCTGGCACCTCAGGTTCAAGTGGAACCTCAGGGAATTCAGGAACTAGTGGTTCAAGTGGTTCATCAGGCACTTCTGGATCATCAGGTAGTTCTGGTACCTCAGGTAGCTCAGGTTCATCTGGAACATCAGGTTCAAGTGGATCAAGTGGTACTTCTGGCTCTTCAGGTACAAGTGGTTCTTCAGGTACTTCAGGTTCATCAGGAACTAGTGGTTCATCTGGTTCTTCAGGCACAAGTGGAAGTTCAGGTTCATCAGGTACTTCTGGTTCATCAGGTTCATCTGGTACTTCAGGTTCATCTGGTACTTCAGGTATTGATGGTACTAGTGGCTCTAGTGGTACTAGTGGCTCATCTGGTTCTTCAGGCTCATCAGGTAGTTCAGGAACAAGTGGTTCAAGTGGAACATCAGGCTCAAGTGGTTCATCAGGAACCAGCGGAAGTTCAGGTTCTTCAGGAACATCAGGTATAGATGGAACAAGTGGTTCTTCAGGAACCAGTGGTTCATCAGGAACAAGTGGTTCCTCAGGTAGTAGTGGCACTTCAGGCTCATCAGGTTCAAGCGGAACAAGTGGTAGTTCAGGCTCATCAGGCTCAAGCGGCACTAGTGGCTCTTCAGGATCTTCAGGTACTTCAGGTTCATCAGGCTCATCTGGTTCAAGTGGTACTAGCGGCTCATCAGGTTCATCTGGTACTTCAGGCAGTTCAGGTTCAAGTGGTTCTTCAGGTTCTTCAGGAACTAGTGGTTCAAGTGGTTCATCAGGAAGTTCAGGTACAAGCGGTTCTTCAGGTTCATCAGGTACTTCAGGTTTATCAGGATCTTCAGGGTCAAGTGGTACCAGCGGTTCATCCGGATCATCAGGAACAAGTGGTTCTTCAGGCTCATCAGGATCAAGTGGAACTTCTGGTAGTTCTGGGTCATCTGGAACATCTGGTGTAGATGGTACCTCAGGTTCATCAGGCTCAAGCGGTACTAGTGGCTCATCAGGCTCATCAGGTTCATCAGGCTCATCAGGTACAAGCGGTAGCTCAGGTTCATCAGGTACTTCTGGCTCTTCAGGTAGTTCAGGAACATCCGGTTCTAGTGGAAGTTCAGGTTCAAGTGGAACAAGTGGTTCATCTGGTTCTTCAGGCACTTCAGGTTCATCTGGTTCAAGTGGCACTAGTGGTTCTTCAGGTTCATCAGGAACATCCGGTTCTAGTGGAAGTTCAGGTTCAAGCGGAACAAGTGGCTCATCTGGATCATCAGGTACTTCAGGATTAAGTGGAGTTGATGGTTCATCAGGTAGTTCAGGAACTTCTGGTAGTTCAGGTTCATCAGGAACAAGTGGTTCTTCAGGAAGTTCAGGTTCATCTGGTACTTCAGGAAGTAGCGGTTCATCAGGTACTTCTGGCTCATCAGGTTCATCAGGTACAAGCGGCTCATCAGGTAGTTCAGGTACTTCAGGTATAAGTGGTGTAAACGGAACCTCAGGTTCTAGTGGTTCATCAGGTACAAGTGGCAGTTCAGGCTCATCAGGTTCTTCAGGTTCATCTGGTTCAAGTGGCACTTCTGGTTCTTCAGGAAGCAGTGGCACTTCAGGTTCAAGTGGCAGCTCTGGTACTTCAGGCAGTTCAGGTTCATCAGGTTCATCAGGAACTAGTGGTTCTTCAGGTTCATCAGGTACTTCAGGCTCATCAGGATCATCAGGTTCATCAGGGTCTAGTGGTACTTCAGGTATAAGTGGTGTTAATGGCACTTCAGGTTCATCAGGTTCATCAGGTACTTCTGGTTCAAGTGGAAGCAGCGGTTCTTCAGGAACTAGTGGTAGCTCAGGTTCATCAGGAACCTCAGGTAGCTCAGGTTCATCTGGAACAAGTGGCAGTTCAGGTTCATCAGGCACTTCAGGCTCATCAGGCTCAAGTGGTTCCTCAGGTACATCAGGTAGTTCAGGATCTAGTGGATCAAGTGGTTCATCAGGTACTTCAGGTTCATCAGGAAGCAGTGGTACATCAGGTATAAGCGGAGTTAATGGCACTTCAGGTTCTAGTGGTTCATCAGGTACAAGTGGCAGTTCAGGCTCATCAGGCACTTCAGGTTCATCAGGATCTTCAGGGTCTAGTGGTACTTCTGGTTCTTCAGGAAGTAGCGGCACTTCAGGCTCAAGCGGAAGTAGTGGTTCATCAGGTACATCAGGCTCATCAGGTAGCAGTGGTACATCAGGTATAGATGGTTCTTCAGGTAGTTCAGGATCTAGTGGTACTTCAGGTTCAAGTGGTTCAAGTGGCTCAAGTGGTACTAGTGGTATAAGTGGTGTTAATGGTACTTCAGGTTCATCAGGTTCAAGTGGAACAAGTGGTTCATCTGGTTCTTCAGGCACTTCTGGTTCTTCTGGCTCTTCAGGTACTTCAGGCAGCTCAGGTTCATCAGGTACATCAGGCTCATCAGGTTCAAGTGGAACTAGTGGTTCATCTGGTTCAAGTGGTACCTCAGGCTCATCAGGTTCAAGTGGTAGTTCAGGTACTTCTGGTTCATCAGGTTCATCAGGAACTTCTGGCTCATCAGGTTCATCAGGATCTAGCGGAACTAGTGGTATAAGTGGAGTTAATGGAACTAGTGGCTCATCAGGTAGTTCAGGAACTAGTGGTTCTTCAGGTTCATCTGGAACCTCTGGTGCAGATGGTACTAGTGGTTCTTCAGGAAGCAGTGGTACTTCAGGTTCAAGTGGCTCATCAGGTTCATCAGGCTCAAGCGGTTCATCAGGAACTAGCGGTAGTTCAGGTTCATCAGGAACTTCAGGCTCATCAGGTTCAAGTGGTTCAAGTGGAACAAGTGGTTCATCTGGCTCTTCAGGTACTTCAGGTTCATCTGGCTCATCTGGCACTTCAGGTATATCAGGTGTAAATGGTACTTCAGGTTCAAGTGGTTCAAGTGGTTCATCTGGTTCAAGCGGTTCTTCAGGTACTTCAGGAAGCTCAGGTTCATCTGGTACATCAGGTTCTTCAGGTTCTTCAGGAACATCAGGTTCATCAGGTACTTCAGGCTCAAGTGGTTCATCTGGAAGTTCAGGTACAAGTGGTAGCTCAGGTTCATCAGGAACTTCAGGCTCATCAGGTTCATCAGGAACAAGTGGTTCAAGCGGTAGCTCAGGTACTTCAGGTATATCAGGTGTAAATGGTACATCAGGATCTAGTGGTTCAAGTGGTACTTCTGGATCATCAGGTTCATCAGGAACTAGCGGTAGTTCAGGTTCTTCAGGAACAAGTGGTTCAAGTGGAAGTTCAGGAACTAGTGGTTCTTCAGGTTCAAGTGGTACTTCAGGCTCATCAGGTTCATCTGGCTCAAGTGGTACTTCAGGTTCAAGTGGCTCATCTGGAACTAGTGGTAGTTCAGGTAGTTCAGGTTCATCTGGTTCATCAGGAACTTCAGGCTCATCAGGTTCATCAGGAACCTCAGGTAGCTCAGGCTCATCAGGAACAAGCGGTAGCTCAGGTTCTTCTGGCACTTCAGGCTCATCTGGTTCATCTGGTTCAAGTGGCACTAGTGGTTCATCAGGTAGTTCAGGTACTTCTGGTTCATCAGGATCTAGTGGTACTTCAGGCATATCAGGTGTGAATGGAACCTCAGGTTCTAGTGGCTCATCAGGAACAAGCGGTAGCTCAGGCTCATCAGGAACTTCAGGTAGCTCAGGCTCATCAGGAACATCTGGTTCATCTGGATCTTCAGGAACTAGCGGTAGTTCAGGTAGCTCAGGTTCTTCAGGCACTTCAGGTTCTTCTGGTTCTTCAGGCACTTCAGGTTCTTCTGGTACATCAGGTTCATCTGGTTCATCTGGTACTTCAGGTAGTTCTGGTTCCTCAGGAACATCAGGCTCAAGTGGAAGTTCAGGATCATCAGGAAGCTCAGGAACATCTGGCTCAAGCGGTTCATCAGGAACAAGCGGATCATCTGGTACTTCAGGAAGCTCAGGTTCATCTGGTACATCAGGTTCAAGTGGCAGTTCAGGTACTTCTGGTTCATCAGGAAGCAGTGGTACTTCAGGTATAAGTGGTGTAAACGGAACTAGTGGTAGTTCTGGTTCATCAGGCACAAGTGGTAGTTCAGGTTCAAGTGGTTCAAGTGGAACAAGTGGTTCATCTGGCTCTTCAGGTACTTCTGGTTCTTCTGGTTCATCAGGTTCATCTGGCACTTCAGGCAGCTCAGGTTCAAGTGGTTCATCAGGAACTTCAGGTGTAGATGGTACTTCAGGTTCATCTGGTTCATCAGGAACATCAGGAAGTTCAGGCTCATCAGGTTCATCAGGTACAAGTGGTTCAAGTGGCAGCTCAGGTACTTCAGGTATAAGCGGAATTAATGGAACAAGCGGTAGTTCAGGCTCATCAGGAACTTCAGGTTCAAGTGGTTCATCAGGAACCTCAGGTAGCTCAGGCTCTTCAGGCACTTCTGGTTCTTCTGGTTCTTCAGGCACTTCAGGTTCTAGTGGCTCATCAGGAACAAGCGGTAGTTCAGGCTCATCAGGAACTTCAGGTTCAAGTGGTTCATCAGGAACTAGTGGAAGCTCAGGTTCATCTGGAACTAGCGGTTCTTCTGGTTCTTCAGGTTCATCAGGTACAAGTGGCTCATCAGGCAGCTCAGGTACTTCAGGTATAAGCGGTGTTAATGGAACAAGTGGCTCATCTGGTTCAAGTGGTTCATCAGGAACAAGTGGCTCTTCAGGAAGCAGTGGTACTTCAGGGTCAAGTGGATCAAGCGGCACTTCAGGTAGTTCAGGTTCAAGTGGAACTAGCGGTTCATCAGGTAGTTCAGGCAGCTCAGGTAGTTCAGGTTCATCAGGAACAAGTGGTTCTTCTGGTTCATCAGGAACAAGTGGTTCTTCTGGTTCATCAGGAACATCTGGCTCAAGTGGTTCATCAGGTAGCTCAGGCACTTCAGGTATAAGCGGTGTAAACGGAACTTCAGGTTCAAGTGGTTCAAGTGGAACAAGTGGTTCTTCTGGTTCTTCAGGAACAAGTGGCTCTTCAGGTTCATCAGGAACAAGTGGCTCTTCAGGTTCATCAGGAACTAGTGGCTCATCAGGTAGTTCTGGCTCATCTGGTACTTCAGGTTCATCAGGTAGTTCAGGAACTAGTGGTTCATCTGGTACTAGTGGTTCATCAGGTTCTTCAGGAACTTCTGGCTCATCAGGCTCATCTGGTTCATCTGGCACTTCAGGATCATCAGGTTCATCAGGCACTTCTGGTTCAAGTGGCTCATCAGGAACAAGTGGCTCATCAGGTTCATCAGGAACTAGTGGTAGTTCAGGTTCAAGTGGTTCATCTGGCACATCTGGTAGTTCAGGTAGCTCAGGCACTTCAGGTTCAAGTGGTTCATCAGGAACTTCAGGTATATCAGGTGTAAATGGAACCAGTGGATCTTCAGGTTCTTCAGGAACATCAGGTTCAAGTGGTTCTAGTGGAACTAGTGGTTCATCAGGATCTAGTGGAACAAGCGGTAGTTCAGGTTCATCAGGAACTAGTGGCTCATCAGGTTCATCAGGCACAAGTGGTAGTTCAGGTTCATCAGGCACAAGCGGTAGTTCAGGTTCAAGTGGCACAAGCGGTTCATCTGGTTCATCTGGTTCAAGCGGAACTTCTGGCTCATCAGGTTCATCAGGTACTTCTGGCTCATCAGGTAGCAGTGGTACTTCAGGTATAAGCGGTGTTAATGGAACAAGTGGTTCAAGCGGTTCTTCAGGTTCATCAGGATCTTCAGGTACAAGCGGTTCATCAGGTTCAAGTGGCACAAGCGGCTCAAGTGGTAGTTCAGGTACAAGTGGTTCTTCAGGTTCATCAGGATCTTCAGGTACAAGTGGTTCATCAGGCTCATCTGGTACTTCAGGTTCTTCAGGAACATCTGGTAGTTCAGGATCTTCAGGCACTTCAGGTTCAAGTGGATCTTCAGGTACAAGTGGTTCTTCAGGTTCATCAGGATCTTCAGGTACAAGTGGCTCGTCTGGTTCATCTGGTACTTCAGGTTCTTCAGGCACTAGTGGTTCAAGTGGTTCATCAGGTACATCAGGTAGTTCTGGCAGCTCAGGAACTTCTGGCTCAAGTGGCAGTTCAGGTACTTCTGGCTCATCAGGTAGCAGTGGTACTTCAGGTATAAGTGGTGTAAACGGAACTTCTGGTTCATCAGGTTCATCAGGAACTTCAGGTTCATCAGGTTCAAGTGGAACTAGTGGTTCATCTGGTTCTTCAGGCACTTCTGGTTCTTCTGGCTCATCTGGAACTTCTGGTTCATCAGGATCTAGTGGTACTAGTGGTTCAAGTGGTTCATCAGGAACTTCTGGATCTAGTGGTACTAGCGGTTCAAGTGGTTCATCAGGAACTAGTGGTTCATCAGGTTCATCTGGTTCATCAGGAACTAGTGGTAGCTCTGGCAGTTCGGGCACTTCTGGTTCTTCTGGCTCTTCAGGTACTTCAGGCAGCTCAGGTTCATCAGGAACTAGTGGTTCATCAGGTTCATCTGGTTCTTCAGGAACATCTGGCTCAAGTGGTTCATCAGGTACTTCTGGCTCATCAGGCAGCAGCGGTACTTCAGGTATAAGTGGTGTTAATGGAACTAGCGGTTCATCTGGTTCAAGCGGAACCTCAGGTTCTAGTGGTTCATCAGGAACAAGTGGTTCATCTGGTTCATCTGGTTCAAGTGGTACTTCAGGTTCTTCAGGTTCTTCAGGCACAAGTGGATCAAGTGGAACCTCAGGCAGCTCAGGTTCATCAGGAACTTCAGGATCATCAGGCAGTTCAGGTTCAAGTGGAACAAGCGGAAGTTCAGGATCTTCAGGTACTTCAGGTTCATCTGGCTCATCTGGATCAAGTGGAACTTCAGGTTCATCAGGATCTTCAGGAACAAGTGGCTCATCAGGAACTAGTGGAAGCTCAGGTTCATCAGGAACTTCTGGTTCTAGTGGTTCTAGTGGCTCAAGCGGAACAAGTGGTTCAAGTGGTAGTTCAGGTACCTCAGGTTCATCTGGTTCTTCAGGTACATCCGGTATAAGTGGTGTTAATGGAACTAGTGGCTCATCTGGATCAAGTGGAACAAGTGGTTCATCAGGAAGCTCAGGTACAAGCGGTTCATCAGGTTCATCTGGTACCTCAGGTAGTTCAGGTTCATCAGGAACCTCAGGTTCATCAGGTAGTTCAGGTACTAGTGGTTCATCAGGTTCATCTGGTTCAAGTGGAACAAGCGGTTCTTCAGGATCAAGTGGAACTTCAGGTTCAAGTGGCTCCTCTGGAACTAGTGGCAGCTCTGGTACTTCAGGTTCAAGTGGAACTTCAGGTTCTTCAGGAACATCTGGTTCAAGTGGCTCATCAGGAACTAGCGGAAGTTCAGGTTCATCAGGTACTTCTGGTTCAAGTGGATCAAGTGGTTCATCAGGAACATCTGGCTCAAGTGGTTCATCAGGTACTTCTGGCTCATCAGGCAGCAGCGGTACTTCAGGTATAAGTGGTGTTAATGGCACTTCAGGTTCTAGCGGTTCATCAGGTACTAGTGGTTCATCTGGTTCTTCAGGAACATCTGGCTCAAGTGGTTCATCAGGCACAAGTGGTAGCTCAGGCTCATCTGGTTCATCAGGAACTTCAGGTAGCTCAGGTTCAAGTGGAACTAGTGGTTCATCAGGAACTTCAGGTTCAAGTGGCTCATCAGGCACAAGTGGTAGCTCAGGTTCATCTGGTTCAAGCGGAACTTCAGGCTCATCGGGTTCATCAGGAACTAGTGGAAGCTCAGGTTCATCAGGAACTAGTGGCTCATCAGGAACAAGTGGTTCAAGTGGCTCATCAGGAACTAGTGGAAGCTCAGGCTCATCAGGAACATCTGGTTCATCAGGCTCATCAGGTACAAGTGGCTCATCAGGCAGCAGCGGTACTTCAGGTATAAGTGGTGTTAATGGTACTTCTGGTTCCTCAGGAACTAGCGGTTCATCAGGCACTTCAGGTTCAAGTGGAACATCAGGTTCAAGTGGTTCATCAGGAACTAGTGGATCAAGTGGTTCTAGCGGGACAAGTGGTTCAAGCGGTTCATCTGGAACATCAGGTTCTTCTGGTTCCTCAGGAACTAGTGGCTCAAGCGGTACTAGTGGAAGCTCAGGCTCATCAGGAACATCTGGTAGTTCTGGTAGTTCAGGTACTAGTGGTAGTTCTGGCACTTCAGGTTCAAGCGGAACTAGTGGTTCATCAGGTTCATCAGGAACTTCTGGTTCATCTGGTTCATCAGGAACATCAGGAAGTTCAGGAACATCTGGCTCAAGCGGCTCATCAGGAACTAGTGGTTCTTCAGGTTCAAGTGGAACTAGTGGTTCATCAGGTACCTCAGGTTCATCAGGATCTAGTGGTACTTCAGGTATAAGTGGAGTTAATGGAACAAGTGGTTCTAGCGGTTCTTCAGGTACATCTGGCTCAAGCGGTTCATCAGGTACTTCAGGCTCAAGTGGAAGTTCAGGAACATCTGGTTCATCAGGTTCAAGCGGAACAAGTGGTTCTAGTGGAACTTCAGGTTCTTCAGGCACAAGTGGTTCAAGTGGTACTTCAGGTTCAAGTGGCTCATCAGGAACTTCTGGATCAAGCGGTTCATCAGGCACATCAGGCTCAAGTGGCTCAAGTGGTTCAAGTGGAACTTCAGGAAGCTCAGGTTCAAGCGGAACAAGTGGTTCATCAGGAACTAGTGGTTCATCTGGCTCAAGTGGAACATCAGGTTCATCAGGAACAAGTGGCTCATCAGGAACAAGTGGAAGCTCTGGAACATCAGGTTCTAGTGGCTCATCAGGTACAAGTGGCTCATCAGGTAGCTCAGGTACCTCAGGTATATCAGGTGTAAATGGTACTTCTGGTTCTTCAGGAACTAGCGGAAGTTCAGGAACATCTGGCTCATCAGGCTCATCTGGTACTTCAGGTTCAAGTGGTTCATCAGGAACTAGTGGAAGCTCAGGTACTTCAGGTTCTTCAGGTACATCAGGCTCTTCTGGAACATCAGGTTCTAGTGGAAGTAGTGGTACTAGTGGTTCTTCAGGTTCATCAGGTACTTCAGGATCATCAGGTACATCAGGCTCATCTGGCACTTCAGGTAGTAGTGGTTCATCAGGTACTTCAGGTTCAAGCGGCTCTTCAGGAACAAGCGGAAGTTCAGGTACTTCAGGTTCATCAGGAACTTCTGGTTCATCTGGTTCATCAGGAACTAGTGGATCAAGTGGTTCATCTGGTACCTCTGGTTCAAGTGGAACTAGTGGTTCATCAGGTTCATCAGGTACAAGTGGCTCATCAGGTAGCAGTGGTACTTCAGGTATAAGTGGAGTTAACGGAACTTCAGGTTCTAGTGGTACTTCAGGTTCTAGTGGTTCTTCAGGAACAAGTGGTAGTTCAGGTTCATCTGGAACTAGTGGCTCAAGTGGAACTAGTGGTTCATCAGGAACAAGTGGATCTTCAGGTTCAAGTGGAACAAGTGGTTCATCAGGTTCTTCAGGTACTTCTGGAAGTTCAGGAACATCAGGCTCAAGCGGTTCATCAGGTACTTCAGGTTCATCAGGCAGCTCAGGTACCTCAGGTAGCTCAGGTTCATCTGGAACTTCAGGCTCATCAGGTACTTCAGGTTCTTCAGGAACTAGTGGTTCATCTGGTTCAAGTGGTACTTCAGGTAGCTCAGGTTCATCAGGAACCTCAGGTTCATCTGGAACAAGTGGTTCAAGTGGAACTTCAGGCTCATCAGGCTCATCAGGTACAAGCGGCTCAAGTGGTAGCTCAGGTACTTCAGGTATATCAGGTGTAAATGGAACAAGCGGTTCATCAGGAACTAGTGGAAGTTCAGGTACATCTGGCTCATCAGGTTCTTCAGGTACAAGTGGTTCATCAGGTTCATCAGGAACTAGTGGCTCATCTGGTACTTCAGGTTCATCAGGAACTAGCGGTAGTTCAGGAACATCAGGTTCTTCAGGTTCAAGTGGTACTTCAGGTAGCTCAGGCTCAAGCGGAACTAGTGGTTCCTCTGGTTCAAGTGGTACCTCAGGTTCTTCTGGATCTAGTGGAACTAGTGGTTCAAGTGGTTCATCAGGAACATCAGGCTCAAGTGGTTCATCAGGAACTAGTGGCTCAAGTGGAACAAGTGGCTCATCAGGTACCTCTGGCTCAAGCGGTTCATCAGGAACAAGTGGCTCATCTGGTTCTAGTGGAACTTCTGGTTCATCAGGCACTTCTGGCTCTTCAGGTTCATCAGGAACATCAGGTAGTTCAGGTTCTAGTGGAACATCAGGTTCAAGTGGTACAAGCGGTTCATCAGGAACCTCAGGTTCAAGTGGTACAAGCGGTTCTTCAGGTTCATCAGGAACAAGCGGTAGCTCAGGCTCTTCAGGAACATCAGGTAGCTCAGGTTCATCTGGAACCTCAGGAATATCAGGTGTAAATGGAACTAGTGGTTCAAGCGGAACATCAGGAGCTCAAGGTATTCAAGGTATTACAGGTGCCCAAGGTATTCAAGGTCGTCAAGGTATTACTGGTGCTCAAGGTATTCAAGGCCGTCAAGGTATAACAGGAGCTCAAGGTACTACTGGTACACAAGGTACAACAGGAACTCAAGGTACTACAGGAACTCAAGGTACTATAGGTGCCCAAGGTATTCAAGGCCGCCAAGGCATAACAGGCGCTCAAGGTATACAAGGTAGACAAGGTATAACAGGCGCACAAGGTATTCAAGGTATACAAGGTACAGCAGTATCAGTAAGTGGTACTAATAATACAATTGTTAAGTTTACAAGTGCTTCAACAATTGGTAATTCAAGTATCACAGATGATGGAACAGTAATTGATTTTGGTACTCCAACAATTGATATAGCTTCAGGTAACCTAAATATGAATGGTGCTACCATTGATACAGGTAATGGTCTTATTAATTTCGGAACTGGTACTATAACAGGTATAGGAGGTTCAATAATTAATGTTGATACATTAAACGGTGTTACTAAGAACTTTGATATTGTCCACCCAGCAAAAGGTGAACCTTGGAGATTAAGATACTCAGTACTTGAAGGTCCAGAAATTGGTGTATATGTTAGAGGTAGATTAACTAATAATAACACAATTGAATTACCATACTACTGGTCATCATTAGTACATGAAGATTCTATAACAGTAACTTTAACTTCAATTGGTAAACATCAAAACCTATACATAGTATCTGCTAACCCAGAAAAAGTAGTAATAGGAATTGAAGAAGGAACAATTGATTGTTATTATGTAATATACGGAGAAAGAAAAGATGTAGACAAATTAACAATTGAATACATTAAAGAATAATATTTATAATAAATGGCCAAAAATGTACAAATAATACCATTATCAGGAACTGTAGATTTTCAAGACGGAACTCAATCAGTTATCCTGACAATGAAAAAATCAGGAGCTGTAGCTACAGGTATTGATATTTCTGTAAATGGTGGTGCTCCTGTAAGTATTCAAGGTACTCAAGGCACTACAGGTACTCAAGGTACTACTGGTCCTCAAGGTACAACAGGTACACAAGGAACAACAGGCGCTCAAGGTATTCAAGGACGTCAAGGTGTAACAGGCCCACAAGGTACTACAGGCGCACAAGGTACTACAGGTGCCCAAGGTATTCAAGGACGTCAAGGTGTAACAGGTGCTCAAGGAGCTATTGGGGCTCAAGGTATAACAGGTGCTCAAGGTATTCAAGGTAATATAGGTCCTTTAGGTCCAACAGGCCCACAAGGAACAACAGGTGCGACAGGTTCACAAGGTACTACAGGCGCACAAGGTATACAAGGCATAACAGGTAATACAGGTCCTACTGGTCCAACAGGCCCACAAGGAACAACAGGTGCTACAGGTTCACAAGGTACAACAGGCGCCCAAGGTATTCAAGGACGTCAAGGTGTAACAGGTCCACAAGGTACAACAGGTACACAAGGTACTTTAGGTCCTGTAGGTCCACAAGGAGCAATAGGTGCTCAAGGTATTCAAGGTATTATAGGTCCTGTAGGAGCAACAGGTCCACAAGGTACTACAGGTGCTCAAGGTATAACAGGTAACACAGGCCCAACAGGTCCAACTGGCCCTCAAGGTACAACTGGTGCCACAGGAAGCCAAGGTACAACAGGTGCTCAAGGTATACAAGGTAGACAAGGTATAACAGGTAACACTGGAGGAACAGGTCCAACAGGTCCTCAAGGTACAACAGGTGCCCAAGGAGCTATTGGTGCTCAAGGTATTCAAGGTCGTCAAGGTATAACTGGTAATATAGGCCCAATAGGACCAGATGGCCCTACAGGTCCTACAGGTTCACAAGGTACAACAGGTGCTCAAGGTATACAAGGTAGACAAGGTATAACAGGTAACACAGGTGGAACAGGCCCAACTGGTCCAACAGGTCCAACTGGTCCAACTGGTTCACAAGGTACAACAGGTGCTCAAGGTATACAAGGTAGACAAGGTATAACAGGTAACACTGGAGGAACAGGCCCAACAGGTCCTCAAGGTACTTTAGGTCCTATAGGTCCTCAAGGAGCAATAGGTGCTCAAGGTATTCAAGGTATTATAGGTCCTGTAGGAGCTACTGGACCACAAGGAACAACAGGTGGAACAGGTCCAACAGGTCCAACTGGTCCTCAAGGAACAACAGGCGCTCAAGGTATTCAAGGACGTCAAGGTATAACAGGTAACACTGGAGGAACAGGTCCAACAGGTCCTCAAGGTACAACTGGGGGAACAGGTCCAACAGGTCCAACAGGTCCTCAAGGTACAACAGGTGCCCAAGGAGCTATTGGTGCTCAAGGTATACAAGGCAGACAAGGTATAACAGGTAATATAGGCCCAATAGGACCAGACGGTCCTACAGGCCCTACAGGTCCAACTGGCCCACAAGGTACCACAGGAGGTACTGGAGGAACAGGCCCAACAGGTCCTCAAGGAACAACTGGAGGAACAGGAGGAACAGGCCCAACAGGTCCTCAAGGAACAACAGGTGGAACTGGTTCACAAGGTACTACCGGAGCACAAGGTATTCAAGGACGCCAAGGTATAACAGGAAACCAAGGAAACCCAGGTGTCCCTGGAATTCAAGGTACTACTGGAGCAACAGGTACTCAAGGAACTATCGGTGCTCAAGGTATCCAAGGACGTCAAGGTATAACTGGTGGAACAGGAGGAACAGGTCCAACAGGCCCACAAGGAACAACTGGTGGAACAGGAGGAACAGGTCCACAAGGTGCAGCAGGTAGTAATGGAAGCACAGGTCCAACAGGCCCACAAGGTGCAACTGGTGGGTTTACTACAAACTCAAACGCTCAAGTTAATTCATTAGGTGTTAATACAGCTGCTCCAGGTATTGCTGGAGAAATTAGAGCAACAGGTAACATTATAGCATTCTACTCAGATGCTAGATTAAAAACTAATGTTGAAAAAATTGAATCAGCTTTAGAATTAATTTCTAAACTTAGAGGTGTAAGATACAATTGGACTGAAGAAGCTGAAGCAATGGCCCCTTCAAGAGCTGGTAAAACAGAAATTGGAGTTATTGCTCAAGAAGTTGAAAAAGTACTTCCTGAAATAGTAGTTGATTGGGATGAATATAAGACAGTAGTTTATGATAGATTAACAGCATTGTTGATTGAAGCTGTTAAAGAATTAATAGATGAAGTAAACCAATTAAAAAATAAATAA